TTATCCATCTATTCAGTTGGTACATGATGTGTTCCCCGATTGTGATGTTATGGGTGCAATGAAAGGATTGTTGGGTTACTTTAGAACATCTCGTATTATGTACAAACAATTGGCTGAAGAGTTTGAGAAGAGTGACCTCAAGAAGTCAAAATCATATGACCGTAAACAGTTACCGATTAAAATCTTTATTAACTCAATGTTTGGAGCCTTATCAGCACCACAAGTATTTCATTGGGGTGATATGTACATGGGTGAACAGATTACTTGTACAGGTAGACAATACTTGCGTCAGATGATTGGGTTCTTTATGAAACGTGGATATGAACCATTGGTAATGGATACGGATGGTGTGAACTTTTCATCACCATCTAATATTAGTGACCGTAAATACATTGGTCGTGGTTTGAATTGGAAAGTAGTGGAAGGTAAAGAATACGTTGGTGCGGCTGCGGATATTGCGGAATACAATGACATATTCATGAGAGGTGAGATGGCTTTGGATAATGATGGTGTTTGGCCGGCCTGTATTAACTTGGCTCGTAAGAATTACGCTTTGATGACGGATAAAGGTAAAATTAAATTGGTTGGTAACACTATTAAATCAAAGAAATTACCAGGTTATATTGAAGAGTTTTTGGATAAAGGAATTAAGATGTTACTCCAAGGTAAGGGTAGAGATTTTATTGAATATTATTATGAATACTTACAAAAAATTTATGATATGAAAGTTCCTTTGGCTAAAATTGCCCAAAGAGCAAGAATTAAACATTCTTTGAGTGATTATAAATTCCGTTGTACTCAAAAGACAAAGGCGGGTTCGTTAATGTCACGTCAAGCACATATGGAACTTGCAATTCATCATAACTTAAATGTTAACTTGGGTGATGTGATTACTTATGTAAATAACGGGTTAAGAGCATCTCACGGTGATGTAGTTAAGAAGGCCGATAGTTTGGTTTTGAATTGTTATTTGTTGGACCCTGCGGAGTTAGAAGCAAATCCTGATTTAACAGGAAATTACAATGTCGCCAGAGCAATTGCAACTTTTAACAAACGTATTGACCCATTGTTGGTTGTATTCAAAGATGAAGTCCGTGATGCTTTAATTGTGACTGAACCCGAAAAACGTGGAATATTTACAACGGCACAATGTGAATTAATCAATGGACATCCATTAGGTGAAGGTGACCAAGATGATTTGAATGATGTATTAACAATTTCTGAACAAGAAATGTCTTATTGGAAAAAACGTGGATTGGAACCTTTTTATATTTACGAAAAGGCGGAAGAAGGTTGGGAAAATCAAATTACGGGTTTACCAAATCTTCAAACCGTCTGAAGATAAGATATACAACTTTTATTAATAAAAACAAATTCAACACAAGCACCTTTTTCTAAAGAAATTTCATCCCACTCATCATCAACTGAACCGATATCGGGTATAATCAAAACATTTGTCATGGATTTGATTTTTACCCTGTCGGTGGTTGTGGAATCTAACTTTAATTTACAATTTGGTATACCCGTAATAATAATGGCGTATTCACCATTTGTTTTATATTCAGGTTCTGATACAACACAATAGTCCGAAGTTCTTACTCGGTAACCATTGATAATTTTTTCACAAGGAATTGATTTTATTATAGACATATTAAACTACTGTAATTGGTATAGGCATTGCTCTAAATTTTAACTGTTTGTTTAAATTTTCTGCAATAAACGCTTCTTTTTCCATTTGCTTTTCAGGACGAAGACGTTCCAACCTTTCTTTAAGTTCAGTAACTAACATAGTTTTCTCATCTTTGGACTCAGTTGATAAAGACTGGTAGTCCATAGTAAGTTCACTATCGGGTGTTTTTAAGTTACCGCTGAACTTACCTCTAACTCTTGCTAAAGTTTCTTTACAATAGGCTGTAAACCATCTTCTTACCCATTGTCGTGCAGGGTCATTTAAGTCCTGCCAATTTAAAGCATCTAATGGGATATCGGAAGGTAATTTCACGATATCAGGATTATCTTTTAAACATTGGTCACGGTCACCATCGGTAGTATCATAATACCAATACCAAACTTGACCTCTCATTAACTCGTTGTTTCCAAAGTCAAATTTACCACCAGGTGTGTTATATAACATGATGGCTCTTTTACCATTTGGTAATGCGGTTACACGATAACTAACATCAGGTTGAATTATTCTTCTTTTAATGTTTATATCTTGCAAACGTGCAATTGCGTCATATGATGAAGACATAAAGTATCCGCCACCACCAGGTTGTGCAAATCCACCTGCACCTCCAATACCAGGTCCACCAAATCCTCCGAATGACCAAGGGTCAAAAAGAAGGTTGTTTTCCTCTGCTGGTGAATACCAAAGTAGTTCATTAATTTCACGACCTGCGGGAATTTCATATATTTGAACATTTGATTCTAACTTAAAAAAGTCTTTTTTCAAAACCCAAGGACCTGAGTTTTGTAAACCAACAATTTTAGAATATGCGTAAGTGTATTGAGTTTCCCAATCTAATGTTCTTCTAACTAAAGCATTTGCGACAGATTGTGTAGCCAAATCCATACCATACAAACTTGTCCATTGGGTTTCAATTAACCAATCATAGACATATTGTGTATAATCACCAATGGATAATTCCAACAAGGAATCCATTTGTTCCATATCCAATTCAACAGCTCTCAATGGAGCACCCAATTGATTTAGGATACGATTATAGAGTCTGGTTCTTTCTGGTTCTGCAATAACTGCCATAGTTTTTTCTTAATAAATATCTAGCAATTATAATTGATACAATTTTGAATCAACTGGAAAATAATAAACCCCTTGATGTATCTTTGAATTTTTGTTATCAAAAATAACAATTGGTCCAAGATTTTTCATAAATATCATCCAATCTGTTTGATATTTTTTTACATTTGCGGTTCCATCAACTTTATATTTGTCATCAATACGAGTAATATGACTAAAAGGTTTGATTTGTCCGGTATATTCTTTACCATCCACGGTTATTTTTATATCAATACCTTTTATCATATCTTCTTGTGAACCTAATTCACCAATTTTGATAACATTTTCTTCACCAAATTCTTTTTTTAATCTTTCATGTACAGCATCTTCGGTTTCACCACCTTTTTTAGATGATAAACCCATAACACTCATAATAGTTTCAAGTGTTTGTGATTCCGCCTTAAACACTCTGAACTTAACATGGTTTAAAACTTTAATCATGTAAACCATTTCCTTAACTTGTTCCTCAGGTGTTTTATCTCTAAAATCAATTAATGGTTGGTTTGACTTTGCCAAGAATTTATTTAAATCTTTTTTCAATACACAAAAGGCACTGTAGTTTGTGTTCAAATAATTAATAATGGACCTACCTGAATCTTCTAAATTGTATATTCCCGACATTGAACCTTTTTCATATTCATCTTTATTATAATATCTGTCAGAAAAAACTTCTTTTAAGATTTGCATGATTGCGTTTTTATATAAACCTAATGCCTCACGATTTTGATTAAATAATTGTTTGGACTCCATTCTATCTGAAGATGAACATGGTTCACTTTTCGCCCCTTCGGTTAAGAATTCTTTTACACTTTCACTTTCTTTAAGTGATTTGTCAAGTTGTTGTTTCAATGCGTCTTCAACATAGTCCCAATTCACAACTTTCCAAAAGTTTTTGATGTATTCTTCTTTTCTGTTTCTGTATCTTAGGTAATATGCGTGTTCCCACAAGTCTAATCCTAACAATGGGTAACCACCTTGTTCAACAACATCCATTAATGGGTTGTCTTGATTAGGTGTTGTCATAATTTTTAAGGTACCACGTTTGGTTAACACTAACCAACACCATCCTGAACCAAATCTGTCTTTTGCTTGTCCGTCAAATTTTTTCTTAAATGCCGCTAATGAACCAAAGTTTTGATTAAGTTTTTTTAATATTAAACCTTTTGGTGTCGTTGGTTTTGGCGATAACATTTTCCAAAACAATTGATGGTTAAATGCTCCACCCGCTTGGTTTCTGACAAATTTGTTAAACCTTTCAATGGTTTTAACAATTTCTTCCAAAGATAAATCACCGTAGTCCTTTTCACTTAAAGCGGCGTTCAACTTATCTACATAACCTTTGTAATGTTTGTTGTAATGTACGTTCATTGTCTCGGGGTCAATGAACTGTTTAAGTGCGGAATAAGAATAAGGTAATTTTTCTACACTAATTTTTTTGGCTTCTTCAACAACTTTTCTATGTTTTACTTCTTGTTGTCGTTTTTGTTCTTTTTTTTCTAATTGTTCTTCCAAAACTTCAATTCTGTTTTTGAGATTTTTCATAAGTTCGGCTTTTATTTTTATTAACTATAAATAAGCCGAACTTTCATTATCTTCGCATTTCATTTATTAAATTCATAATTTCTTCAACTGAGTCCGTTGAATTTGCGTTGTCACCCATGATTGTTTCAAAGATATTTTTCTTTTTCTTGAGTATATCATAGATAATCCCTTCAACTGTGTTGTCAAAAATAGGATAATAAACTAACACGTTATTTTTTTGTCCGTAACGGTAACTACGGTCTTCGGCTTGTGAGTGGTCTGATGGTAAAAATGATAGGTCATTCATCACAACAGCTTCAGCGGCAGTCAATGTGATACCAACACCAGCGGCTTTAATGTTTCCTACAAATATTTTAACATCTTCTTCGTTCTGAAAACGGTCAACGGACGACTGTCTTTCTTTTTGGGACATTTGTCCGTCTAATCTAACAGCATTTTTACCAAAATGTTGCAAAATTAACTCCAAACTTTTTGTAAAGTTGGTGAACACAATAACCTTCTTACCTTGTTCAATAATATTTTCACAAAGTTCAATGGTTGCCTTAGTTTTTTCTTCAGCAATTACCTGACGAACCTTTGTTAACTTGGTAAATTGAAGTGTTAATGAATCTGATTCACCACTTTTATCATACCAATCGTAATATTCACCCATAAGTTCTTCATATTCGTTT